CCTTTCTGACAGGGTTGCATACTTACCACTCCTTTTTATAAAAGGTTAACCTTCGGGTTAGCGGTGAAGCAATCCTATTAGGATAGGATTCTTATCCATTGGAAAAGAGATCCTCTGGTTCGTCAGGATCATAGATCGGACGAGCCAGTCTACCTACTCTAGTCCACTGGACTTTTAGATTAGGTAGACCTATTGTCGCTTCCTCTATGAGGTTTACCGACAATAGTTTACCTCGGATAGGAATTTCAAATTTCTCTCCGATGTAATAGAAAAGCTGTCGTTTTTTAAAAGCGAGAGCTTTTCTCACGGTATCTTCACTTATAGTGAGGTTCCCGCGAAACGCTAAATCCCATAATTTATGGTATCTGCGTTTAAAGCTCTCGGTATTATACGCGAGAGCTTTCGCTTCTCCACTCAGAAGTTCTTTGTAGAGAAGCGGTCTGAGGATCATATCACTGATATCATCTTCAGATAGCCAATCATGAAACCTAAGGCTCTTGATTTGGCTTCCGGCAGCTTCATCTTTAAGATTAAACTGCTGGACCAGTTCTGGGAGAGTCTTTGATTCTCCCAGACCTGAAATCACCATAGGAATTAAAAATTCCTTGGCGAGTTCGAGGTCACTCTCTAATAGAGAATAACCCCGATAACTCACATTTGAGGTAAAACCTCGGAAGAGTGTGAGTTTCTCTGCACTTATGGTGTCGAGTTCTTCCAGAAGCAACTTAGTTGGTTCTGGAAGATTTATGGTTAGATCGGGAATATCCTCTTCTAGCCATAATCCCAATCCACCGAGTATCTCGGGGAGAAGGAGATGCCAGTAAACTCCACTGGAGCGGTCTGGCAACAGGTTTCCCATTCTTATAAAGAATCGGTCCCTGACCATCGAAATCCATTTCCTATGGAAATGATTTCGATTAAGCCAACGCAAGGTTCTACCTAGTGATTTGGCTTTTCCAACGGCCGTATTACGGTCGTTGAATTTCTCGTTGTTCTTTGAACAAGGAGAAAGCAGTCTTACCTTTATAGAATCTACAAAGGGAGACTGATTGTACTCCGATAAACCATTATTAATGGTTTTCGGGGTCCAATTAAGATTCCTGATATTATTAATATCGAGAATCTTTTCGCAGTATCTAACGAATCGTTTCGATACTGCGTGCTTCGTGACAGAGATCAATGATCCTGCACGAATATGTGTCCGGGTGATACCGTGTAGGTAATCCATAGGACCGATCGCAATGTGATCGTCCCCGGCCACCGCAAAACATCTCCAAGATACTTGGACCGGTTTTGCGTAATCGTATCCGAGATATTCCCGGATTGCGATTTCCTCACAACTCAAATTGAGCAATGTGAGGATCGTCTTTGTGAGTGGTTCACCCATAAAGACGCCTCTTGTCGCAACAAATGTATCATTTGTTTCGACAAGACACAGCCGATCTTTTATTAAAAGATCTGCTGCGACATCGAGAAGGTATCCGGTATAACCGAGCCCATCGATGAATCCCTTCCAAAGTTGCTTTGCAACGATTCGAGGGATTGCATCAGTAGCACTTTCTAAGTCGCTACTGAGGCATGCAAAGTCATCTTTAAAAGATGACCTTGCATTGCTGATCAAGTAAAGGTAATGCCATGCTTGATCAGCACGCACCAGTCCGCTTTTAGCCGAAGGGTGCGAAGCCAAGAATGCACGCGTTACGTGGGCTTGGCTTTGTTGCAACACGTATAACCAATATGGTCCGGTTGTAACAATACGTGCTTTACAACCTGGTTCAGGTATTGTAAGAACACGTATGGGTATCTCTGATACCCCTTGTGTATCATCTATCATTGATAGATATGCACAAGCAAGGATCTGTAATCCAATGGATTCGTCAAATCCTTGACGGAACGGACAGAATCCACCAATGGTGTCTGGCGTTCCGTCTCCGAAATTTACGTCAGGAAATTCCTCGTAAATTTCGGCTCTACACCACGTCCTCCAACGGGGGACTCCTTTACGTTCTTTAAGAACAGTAAAGGGTAGAGAATGCTCGCAGTCTTCCGTAGGAATTACTGTGAGTATCGGGGTTATAGAATCAATGATCTCTTGACCTCGGCCTCCTTCAAGAATAGTATTCGTGAAGGAGCCTGCGCAAGACATACTTAAGTGTGCCGAGCGTATAGGTCCTGGTCCCGCAATACGGCACCGGCGACCTATGATTCTAGAAGCCTCATAGAGGTCATTTAGAATCATTGCATCAGGCTTATAGTCTGATGTAACTGTCTCACGGAACTTTATAAGTGCCTGTGATTCAGTTTTCCGGTCACCAGTTGGAAGCTGGCGACTAGAAATCAAGTGGGCAAGCTTTTCTAAAGCTTGCTTCCTTGAATCCTCATCTCCGACTATAAGTCGAATTTGAGGATAGAGAAAACCGAAAATATTGGATTCCAATGACGGTTTCTCTAAAGTTTCGGATTCCGATAACTTTATGAAGACGTAGTTGATATAATCTTTCCACATCTTCATCACTGAAGGGAGATTAAATGTCCCGACAGCGAAGACCTTGCGAACGAGACGTTTCAAGGCCTTATAACCAAGAGGTGTTATAAACATTTCCTGGTCATACAATAGCAGAGAATCAATGATTCCTGCTATTGTTTGCTCAATTTTCCGAATTTCGGATACCTTTCTAGAAGAAAGGATTTGAGCAAGTTTCGGCCTAAGATTTAAATCGCCTATAAGACGTTTCTTAAGTCGAATTCGGCCTTCATCTTTAAAAGATGAACGTCGAAAACGCAAACATCCTTTAAGGATACTTGCGTTACGAGAAGGGAGGATATAATCCCCATTCTCGAAGAGGCGAGGGATATAGATTCTGTAACCCTTGTCTCGCAACCCTGCCGGGGCCCGTAGGACTTCGGTTTTGGGTTGGTTTGACATAAGGGGGCTTGCTAC